ATGATCATTAGCCAAAGTTTTGGGTATACCTCTAAGCAATTTGGGTACATTTCACGGTGTACCCAATGGATCACGGTAAGGATTTTCAGGTATTCGCACATGCCAAAACTTACAGACATGCAGATCCGCGCATGGATTAAGAGCGGGGAACGCTTCGAGGGGCGGGCAGACGGTGACGGCCTCTATCTGAGGTTTCGAAAAGAGGATAAAACTCCTTTTTGGCGCTATCGATATAAGCTGGCGGGAAAGGCCCGTACCATGATGATCGGTTCTTATTCCGATTTCTCACTGGCAAAAGCCCGAGATATAGCGAAAGAGCTATCCGCACGGGTAGCGCTCGGGTATGACGTAGCCGCAGAGAAGCAGGAGCGCAAGGCTGAGGCAATAGCGAAGATTGAGGCTGAGAAGAACGCCATTCACGTTTCAGAGCTTGCCGCTGAGTATTACGCCCGCCAGATAGAGACCACTTACAAACATCCGGAGCTTTTCCGCAGCAGTCTGCAAAAGAATATCGTTGCTCTCATCGGAAAGATGAAGGTAGAGGACGTTCGCCCGCGGCACATTGATAGCGTCCTGCAGGATGTGTTAGAGCGAGGGTCTCCCACGGTAGCTAATGATGTACTTCGCATGCTCAAACGCCTGTTTGATTACGCTGTGGTACGCGGAATGATAGAGGTTAACCCAGCCATATCATTTGGCGCTAAAGACGCTGGCGGCAAAGAGCAGGGGCGCAAACGTGCGTTAAGCCGTGATGAGCTGGTTATGTTCTTCAAGGCTCTACGCCGCGGGCGTGGAATCAGCAGAGAAAATGAGCTGACCTTCAAGATCATTCTGGCGCTTGGGGTGCGCAAAATGGAGCTCTGTGCCGCCGAATGGTCGGAGTTCGACCTTGATAACGAGGTTTGGCATCTCCCTGGCTCGCGGGCAAAGAATGGTGATGACATCGATATCCCGCTGCCGGCGCCAGTGATCGAATGGATTAAAGAGATTCGACTTTTTGCCGGTGATAGCCGCTGGTTAATCCCAGCCAGGCGAGCCAGAACAACGGCTCACGTTAGCCGAGCCACGCTGAATATGGTCATGCCGTCCGTACTGAAAGAAATGGCTGACGTTGAGCCGTTCAGTATCCATGACCTGCGGCGAACCATGCGCACCCAGATGGCCGCGATAGGCATTGACCCGGTGATAGCCGAACGTTGCCTTAACCACAAAATACCGGGGATAGAGGGCATCTATAACCGGCATCAATACTTTGATGAGAGGAAAGCGGCGCTGGCACGGTGGGCTAATCTGCTGGTGGCTCTGGAAAGTGGGGGAGATTATAACGTAATGCCGTTTGATTTAGAGCGAAGGAAAGTATGAAAGATATCCTTAGAAAATCACCTATCGAAAGGCTTTGTGTGTCTGTCTCAATAACCCCGCAAGAGATGGCGCTGGCTCTTGCGGGGTTGAACCCTTTAACTCGAATAAGTGACGTTCCCGAAGAGCATTTTGATTACGTTGATCACACCAGAAGGGCAATAGCTAGAGCACTAAAGGTACACAGGGATAAAAAAATATCTACTGACGAGGCCTGTAACGCTCTGGATATTCTCTTGGCTGCTTTCCCATTTATTGAAGAAAGTACGCCCGAGATAATTACGCAAAAAGTTACAGAGGCTATCGACGATTTGCGTGGAACAAAAGGCTGGGAGGAAAAAGCCCGCAATTTGGGTGGCTTGCATCTTGTGAACTACATCAAAGATACGAATCGCAGCGGGCGAGGCCAGCACCGCAAACAGGATGAGGAAGACGGAACAATGAAGATGATGGGCGTGATCATTCAGTTGCTGGTAAAAAAATCTGGAGCATCCTCCTATATTAACTCAGGCAAGCCTAATGTGACGGCCATCTATAAGGATGTGCTTGATTTATTAGAGTGTGAAGGTATTTCAAAAAAAGGGATAAGCAGAGCTGCTTTTGCGGCAAAAGCAAAGCAGGCTTTGTTAGCAATCCATAACCTCGATTAAGAAATCAACCACGCCATTAAACAGATTCAAGGGATCATTAATGGCGTGGCACCAGTTATCAACTACCTCCCCTTGCTACACCTGACTATAACCACCATAAGATAAAATCGATATAGATCGCTATAGAGCGTGTCGTTTCACGCTGTTACCTTCCGTGCCAGTCCGTGCCAGTCCGTGCCAGTCCGTGCCAGTTCGCAATTCTTTATTTCGTGTCAACGCGCGTCGTTCTGTGTCGTTTTGTGTTGTCCTGTGTTCTTCATAAGTCGTCATAGCGAGTCATTTGCAGCCAAATAAAGACATGTAAATCAATACATAACAAAACATACCAAAACAGAGTAACGCATGCGAAAAGATGTAAAAAGTTGATAAATCACGGGGTTATGCGTTAACTCAGGGTGCTGTTTATTCGGAGGAATGCGAGAGATTCTCGGAATGTGTTTTTTCAATGGAAATGCTTTTTTTTAATGGAAATTATAGATCTTTCAAAAGAATCCATTTTCACTGGAATGACTGGATAAATAGCCACTAAACTGCGCATAACTTCAGCAGCTATCAAGGGAGTTAATGAGCATATGATGCCAAGTCAAACGACACAATCAGCCATTCCTACCACTGGGTATATCCGCCGCTTTCGCATGCCGGCGTTGTTAGGGGTATCAATGCCAACCATTGATCGATGGGTTAAAAACGGCACATTGCCACGCCCGGTGAAACTCACCAATAACGTGACCGCTTTTGATGCGGTAGAGATTAACAACTGGCTGGCAGAACGCCGCGGGGTGGTGGTCTGATGGAAAAAGAAAACCGCCCATTACAGGCGGCTAACATAGATACTCGCGAATCTGATGTTACGCCACTAGCCTACACCGTTCAAGCCTCAAAGCGCATTCCGAAGAAACATCGTGCTCGCACCTACATGCTGCGTTGTGGGGGCTGGTGGGTGGACAGAAAACGATATCCTGCGCAATTGCCGCCTCTCATCTGGCCGCAACTATGCGAGCGAACTTGAGCGCGAGCTTGATATTTGCCTGGAACGCTTGGAAGAGAAAAACCCTGATGGTATCGGTGCGCACATGCGTTACCGGTTTGCGTGCCGTGGTGACGTGCTGAAGGTGATTCAGTTCGTTAACCGCATGGCCGCAGTCAACCAACATTACGGGCTTTCTAAGCAGGATATCGCCGACATTCTGAACCTCTACCCGGATAACTTCACCGCCGCATAACGGAGCCGACAAAATGAAAATCGAAAAAAGCAGATTCAATTCTGAGGCTGCCCCTCAACCCAACGTTAACCCGGGCGTAATTAATGGTAACGACTTTGCCGCTATTGTCCCTGTTATTTCCGGTCAGATTGGTGGGCGTGAAACCAATATTGCGAGCGCCAGAGCTTTGCATAAGGCGCTGGGGGTGGGCCGCGACTTCACCACTTGGATTAAAGGGCGCATTAGTCAGTATGGTTTTGCCGCTGGTGCGGATTACATCACCGTTGAAAATTTGAGCTCACCCGTTTCGGGGAGCGCAAAATTTCGCCAGCAAATTGAGCATGATTATCTTCTCTCGCTGGATATGGCTAAAGAAGTGGCAATGGTTGAGCGTAACGAGCAGGGGCGATCCGTGCGCAGGTACTTCATCCAGTGCGAGGAAGCGTTACGGCTTAGTGCTCCGGAAATCGCCGCGAAATATCGCCGCCAGCTTAAGGCCCGTATTGGTGCCGCCAACCTCTTCAAGCCGATGTGTGCCGCTCTGGATGCTGCCCGGGCAGAACAGGGGAAAGAGACGCAAGCCCGGCACTACAGCAATGAAAGCAACATGATCGCCCGCATTGTGCTGGGTGGCATGACCGCCAAGCAGTGGGCGAAGGTGAACGGTATCGACGGCGAACCGCGCGATAGCATGAGCGTCGGCCAACTGGAGCACCTCAGCTACTTGGAGAGCACCAACATCACGTTGATCGATATGGGTATGGAGTACGCCCAGCGTAAAGCGGAATTAACCCGCCTCTCTCAGCGTTGGCTGGCTAAACGTCTGGGGGCTAACGATGAATAAGCCCACCAGCGCACCGCTGCCAAATCACTCCTACCGCGACGCTCACGGCCAGATGGTGAGCGTGGCCGCCGTAGCGCATAACCGGGCGACGTTCTACCGCGAAGGTTACCAGTTCCCGTGCGTGCAACCAATTGAGCGCTTCATGATGGAGTACACGGAGGTGAAGCAGTGATTACCGGTGCACGGCGCAAAAGCCTCTCTCTGGCTGGCCTGATGCCTCCATGCTCAGGCTTTAAAACCTTAGCAAAACTTAGCTTTCCATTTTCTGATAAGGGGAATTATTTCCCCCGTATCGCTGGTGGGGGGAATTGTATTGCTACCTCTGACAGCCGCGCCGCATTGACTTTCGTGACAAGTACGCGAGAATTTAAGGACACGTTAGCGGCGAGTTTCAAGACCAGTACGCGCGAGCTCCATCACACCTGCAGTAATGAGTTTTTAGAGTCCATAAAAAAGGGCTTGATGTTCGACTACATCCCGGTCTATGGTTATAGCGCACCAGCAAAATCTGGTGCCGGGTTTCGCAGCCCGGAAATGTACAGGGCGATACATGACGCGCCTAGCGTCTTTTTTTGTGTCGTTAGCCAGGCTCACACTTTTTTCAGCGATGTGGTTATAATCCGCGTCGCTCACAAAATTATGGTGGGCTGGGCGGGGCAGCCGAAAGGCTGGCCGGTTTCCTTGTACGCCGGTACTGCGAACCCCGTTCAGTCCATCACCATTGAGTTTCGCAGCTCCGGTGATGGGTGTAATACCCCGTACAAGGAGGCTGCCACATGGCTACTACCCCTACCCAAAATCCGCAATTTATCTGGATTATCGCCGCTGTTCGCCGCGATATGCCGACAATTACCGCAAAAATTCACCATATCACCCCAGAATCAGAGCAGGAAGCCCGCCGCACATTGGCACGTGATCACGTCTGTTTCTTTGCAGGCCGTATCCGTCTGGAGGTGGCAGCATGAGCCTGTATAACGATTTAGTACGGCATGATCTGGATTCCTGCTCACAAGAGGAGATTGTGGGGGTTCAAAACAGATCCAGTGAAGCAGTTAACGATTTGATGATGGGTGTTAAAGCAATTGGAAGCCTGATGTTTTGGGCTTCCGACAATCAAGAGTACAGCGAGGAAACAGCGAAAGAGGATATGTATCGTTTAGGCGCCATGTTGGGAGTAGTTAGTGATGTAGCCAGAGCTTTACGTGATACATCTGAGAATGCGATGTATCTCAGGCGGGTCGCTGATGAAAAAGGGGGGAAATCATGAAAGATTTACCACTCATTGACGCCCAATGTCGTGTTGAACAAGCACAGGCTCTGCTCTCCATATGGTTAGAGGGCACGAAAGCATCTGAACGAGATATTCAGTTAATTTGTGCTCTGATCTCGTTACTCCAGGATGTACCGGAAGCTATTAAAACGGCGGATGAAGAACTTGCTGATTACGTCTTGTGTGCTCATCGGGAGAAGCGTCAATGAAACTGGCACCGAACCTGAAACATTTGCCAAAAGAAAAATTTACTGAAGCAGTTATTTTTGCTGGAACCGATGCGTATGCACACGCAAAAGGTTGGGAAGAGGGCCTAGGTAAACAAGTCGCTGAGGACAGAACACCTCCCATTTATCTTGGACCGAAGCAGCTGGCGGAACTGGAGAACCTGCAAATTATTGATCAAGGGCGTCGCAGTGCTCGTGTTTATCTGGCTGGAAGCATTGAGCCAATAATGATTAATGCCATTGGGGAAAAACTTGCACAGGCAGGTGTACTGGAAGCGAAATTATATAAGGGAATTCCTGACCAAAAACCGGAAAACTGGAGGCAATATCTGGCCAGGCTCAGAGAACAGGGCGAGCACACAACGACATCAATTCTGAAATCCAATAAATCTGTGAATGGCGACAACCTGAAGCCACATGTTGAAAGCCGAGCTGACGGTATTTTTTGGGTTGAGCCAAAATCAGACAAAGATACCGGGGAAATAACTACCCGTGAAAGCTGGTTGTGTTCTGCTCTGGAGGTCATAGGTACTGGCATAGATGACAGTAAAACCCGGTATCTGATCCTGCGCTGGCGCCCATTCGGTTCCAAGGGGGATACTGTCCAGGCAATACCGTTTGCTGATATCGGTGAACGCGAAGGCTGGCGATCGCTCAAGGCTGGTGGGGTGAACGTCACAACCAAAAGTGGTTTACGTGCAACGCTGGCCGACTGGCTGCAGAGCTGTGCCAATGGTGAGGTATGGCGCATTGCGCATGCTACGGGCTGGCAGTGTGGCGCCTATATCATGCCTGATGGCGAGATCATCGGTACTCCAGATCAACCGGTGCTGTTTAACGGACGAAGTTCTGCCGCATCCGGTTATACCACCAGCGGTACTGTTGAGAGCTGGCGAGAGAGCGTTGGACGTCTGGCCTTTGGCAACTACTCGATGATGACTGGTGTGGCCGCAGCTTTGGCCGCCCCGCTGATTGGCCTTGCTGGCGCGGATGGATTCGGCATCCACCTCTACGAACAGTCGAGCGCGGGTAAGACTACCACTGCTAATGTGGCCTCCAGTCTTTACGGTAACCCTGACGTGCTGCGTCTCACCTGGTACGGTACTGCGCTGGGGCTGGCGAATGAAGCTGCCGCACACAACGACGCGCTGATGCCGCTAGACGAAATCGGCCAGGGCGCTGACCCGGTGGAGGTCTACAAATCGGCATACGCACTGTTTAACGGCACGGGTAAGCTGCAGGGAGCGAAGGAAGGTGGAAACCGTGACCTGAAGCGCTGGCGTACTGTGGCCATCAGTACCGGTGAGATGGATCTGGAAACCTTCATCGCGAGCGCCGGCCGCAAGGCTAAAGCAGGCCAGCTGGTTCGCCTGCTGAATATCCCGATGCGCCGGGCTGTTCGTTTCCATGAGCATGCCAACGGCAAACACCATGCCGATGCCCTCAAAGATGCATACCAGCATAACCACGGAGTGACCGGGCGTGAGTGGGTGAAATGGCTGGCTGACCACCAGCAAGAGGCTGTAAGCGCTGTCAGGGCAGCGGAAGAGCGCTGGCGTAGCCTGATCCCGTCGGATTACGGGGAGCAGGTCCATCGTGTTGGCGCCCGGTTTGCCATTCTGGAGGCCGCACTATTGTTAGGTAATGTGATCACCGGCTGGGATGAGCAGACGTGTCGGGATGCTATCCAGTACAGCTACAACGCCTGGCTGCGCGAGTTTGGTACCGGCAATAAAGAACACCAGCAAATTATCGAGCAGACAGAGGCATTCCTGAATGCCTACGGCATGAGCCGCTTTGCACCGTTCCCGTATGACCCGACCTGTCTCCCCATCTCCAACATGGCGGGATACCGGCAGAAGGGCGGTCATGAGACTGACCCGATGGTGTTCTACACCTTCCCGGCAGCCTTCGAAGGGGAGATCGCCCGCGGCTTTAACACTCGTCAGTTTGCAGAAGTCCTGAAGAAAGCTGGCATGCTAACGCCACCGACTTCAGGCCGGGGATTCCAGAGAAAGTCGCCACGCATTGATGGGCGACAGATTCGGGTTTATGTCCTGCAGTATCTGCCGGACGACGACCAGCCAGAGTAAAAGCATTCTTCCATGTGTGTAGTTTAGGTGTTGGTTCAGTTGGTTCAGTTGCCTCAGTAGTTATATCTATCTGTTTAATAAGGTTTCATGTTTAAAAAATGAACCAACATTGAGGCAACAAACTACCAGTTTGAACCAACACTGAATCAGGCACAGGGTATCAGAAGAGAGGATCACAAAGATGACAGCTCAAATTTCAGCGTATTGCCGGCTGGTGGCCGCCCCGTAGACCAGAACAACGGGAAAAGGTACAAACATGGCTATGGCCCGCCTGGCGGTAGTTCCGCCCTGTAATGTGGCAGATAACGGAGAGGCTACTTTCTGGCTGGGCGTTATTGCCTTTGGTAAGCAGGCCGATGCGCTGGCCTTTACACCGTAAAGGCGACCTTGTCAGCGTGGCGGGCAATATGCAGCTCGATCAGTGGACTGATAAGGATGGCGCTACACAGCAAGGCTATCAGGTTATTGCGGACAGTGTACTCAGCGCCGGAATGATACTGTATGTGATCACCGCCTCTCGGCGCACAAAATGACGAAGATTTTGATACCCTCTAAAACGAAGCCAGAAGCGCTACAAGAGGCGATGATTTTAAGAGCGTCCTGGTACACAGCATTTTTTCGCTGTTCTTGGCAATTTTTAGGGCCATTCTGGGTGAGATAGATTCAACCAAAGGTTGAAGGATTAACTTTAAGGTAATAAACTCGATGTCAAGTGATAGTTGTAGATGGTATGGGGTTGTGCTTGAGTAAGTTTTGGAGGAGTTATGTTTAGCGAAGAAAAAGTAGCTCAAATGGCTGCTTACCTACTGTCGAAGGACGGTGGGCGCATGGCATACCTAAAGCTTATCAAACTGCTTTATCTTTCTGATCGTCAGTCTATGGGCGTTTATGGAGAATCTATAAGCGGAGATAGATTTGTCGCTATGAAGCACGGTCCTGTTCTCTCACAAACCTATGACCTTGTCAAAAATGGCGGGGAGCTAGAAAGCGGCTGGAATCACTGGATACGAGGCGCGGAGAATTATGAAGTTGCGCTTAAACCAATGGCCGTTTCTGTTGAAGATTTAGATGAACTTAGCGAAGCTGATATCGAAATTCTCGATAGCATAATGGCTGAGTTTGGTCATATGTCAAAATACCAGATTCGTGATTTTACTCATGACCATTGTGCGGAGTGGCAAGACCCCGGTTGCACTTCTGTGGCTATACCTCATTCAGCCACTTTTGCAGCGTTAGGCAAGCCCCCAGAAACGGCGTCAGCGCTTCAGGATCGCCTTTTCGAACGTGAGCAACTAGATCGGACATTGTCTGTATACAAATTTAGGTAGCAGATGAATACATTCATCCCTTTGGCAAAAGGTTCTATTTTAGTTCCATCTGGAAGGGATAAGCATTTGCATATCATTTGCAATGATCCAGTGCCTTACCCCAAGTATGCTAATGCAGAATCAGTTCTTTTGGTTAATATAACAACGCTCTATCCAGACCTACCATATGATGCGTCTTGTATTTTAGACGTTGGTGATCATCCATTCATAAAACACCAAAGCTTTGTTTATTATGGAAAGGCTGATATTTTTGCTGCTACCAGCTTAATGGCAGGAGTCCAGTCAGGAGAGCTCAAGATACGTCAAGCCTGCCCTGACCCTACGTTTACTCGAATTCTGTCTGGTTTTGAGGTTTCCAAAAGAGTTCCTGGTAAAGTAAAAAATTACTATCAAAAGTATATAGTTAAATAACCCGCCATCCGGCGAGTTTGTGCTTTATTGTTCCTGCTCACTTCCCAAGTAGCGCTAATAATCTTGCGGTCGTCACGGCTTTACCACTTTTTTAAGTGCTTCCTTCGTCATTTCGTCGAGAGTTGATTTGGCCTTTTCCTTCTGCTTATCGTTCATGTTTGAAATCGTGAAGAGGTCTTCGAGGACGACAACAGCATCACGGTGAAACTTGATTGTCTGGACGTTTAGGATGGCACTCAAACCGCCGTCGTCACGAATAAAATCTATACCCTTGCTCGTAATTTTCGTGAAAGAGTCCATTACAGAGGGAAGTCGTCTATCTATTTCATTACTCAGTCTTGCCTCAATGAGTCCGTGATCAGCAAGATAAAGTATGTTGGCAGTAAAGGTATTAGTACCTCCAAATTTTTCGGAAAATGTCTTTGAGAAGCTGCTATCGGCAGAATCTGGGTAAATGTCGCAGAGGTACTGGAGTAGCTCTCGCTGGATGTTGCGGTCACACTCATCCATGTTGATTCCTTGTTTCTGGTTTACCATTCAACCTGCTTTGAAAGCGCATCGCCGAAAACCTGACCGCGATTGACTGCTGGCCTATACATTCACATTGATTGGTATCTCGACCTGGCTAGCGTTCTATAAGAAAAGAAACGTCGGATGTTAGGCATCATTTTGTCGGCTTTATTCATGCTGGTGGCCAGCGCGGCGTGGCAGTTTGAACGCTACATGTAAAACCATACCGCCCTATGAAAATGCCCATATTTTATTTATAGGCAGAAAAGGTTTGTTCTGGCTATGTATGGCAGGAACAGTGTGTCCTGCCTATCTATAGGCTGGTTTGACGTGTTCTGGCTATGTATAGGCACATCAGGGGTGATATCTCTTAGCGTTAACTTGCTGCGCCGGGAGGTAGCGGGTATCTCAGGTCGATTTGTGGCGCATCGCTTAGAAGCCGGCCAGATCTTGCCATCAGGTATCCGGCTATTTCTTCAGGCGTCAAATCTACATGAAGCATGTCTTCATCCTGGAACCATTCATTAGGCCAGTAGATGAGGTCGGACGGATTGGCATCAAAGTTTTTCTCCAGCAATCCCAGCGCGTAGCTTTGTTCCGATTCCTTGCCTTCAGCATTGCACACGAAACTAATTATCTGAACGAGTTCATCCCAGGTTAAATCCGCAACGTATTTCTCCTGATTAAATGCCATCCGGGTAAAGTTCTTTGCGTCGGTCCATGAGGAAAAGTCACGGAAATCAGAGAATTCACACGGATTAACGACCTGCCTGTTCCAGTCATCAATCATCGCTTTTAGCCCTTCATCATCTTCGCCGGCGCCGTTATCAATTTGCGACAGTATCTCTTTGGCCATATCCGCCAGTTCCTTTAGTTTCTGACGGCTGATTTTGGCTGGTTTCATGCGTTCAGGTAAGGGCATCAGGTCTTCCTTGTTAAGTTGAGACTCAGCAGCGAAAAGTCATTATGCAATCTTCGTCAAGTACTCGCCAAAAGTCTATAAAACAATCAATTCTCCTTCTGGTAACGATCGAAATTACTCTTTCATTAATTGCAATATAATCAATGATTATTTCATTATGTGAAATTATAATGGCTGTATAAATATCAGGAGGTAGCCATGTCAAAACAGTCCGTCAAACCTGTCTTGCTAAGCGAAGCACAGATTCAGGCAATCATAAAAATTCAGGAAAAGCAGCGCCAGCAATCAGGTATCGGCGTTGCGCCAACTATCCATGAGATCGCCAGGGGGTTGGTCGATACCGCGCTGGCCACAATTTCTGCTGAAACAGCTACAAGACTGCAGGAGTGAATCAAATGCGTTTTTATGAGATCAACATATTTGAAGAAAACAAAGTCATTAAAAACTATTCAAGTCATAAGAACGGAGTTTACAACCCCGGCGCTTTAATGGTGGAGTTCGATATACAGCAAGTATGCTTGTCCACGCCTGCCGGTGAGAGCCGATTAACTATATGGGGGATAAGTCCCGCCGACATGCAACAGGCAAGACTTAACTACAATAACAAAAAAATTCAGATTTTCGCTGGGATGGCTGCTGGATTCCCTTTAGCAGGGAAGCATGGTAAGGGGCTGGTCATTGAAGGAGTTGTGAACCAGGGGTTTGGTAACTGGCAGGGGACGGAGTTAAGGCTGGATTTTGTAATATTTGCCGGACCAGCAAAGACTGACAAAGATGGAGCAGTTAGCTCTGAAAAAATCACATTTCCCTGGTCTGTTGGACAGAAGTTATCTGTGGCACTGACCCAGTGTATTATGCGGATGGGAGGGTATAGACCAAATATAAATATCAGTGATTTACTGGTTCTCAATTATGAGCGTCCGATGTTTTGCGACTCAATAACTCTTCTGGCCAGAGATTTAAAAAACTTTTCTCGGTCAGTAATTAGAGACCCAGGATACTCAGGTGTTGAGATGGCAATAGTCAATCAAAATGAAATCAGGGTTTGGGATAATGACTATAAAAACCATCCATCTGGCGTTAATGAGCGAAAAAATAATCCTCTCCAGATTGAGTTTACTGACCTCATCGGGCAGCCTACGTGGATAAGTTATGGTGTTGTAAGCATTTTATGTGTGATGCGGGCTGACATCCACACGGGAGATCATATTTTCATGCCTAAAAATTCGAGGCCTCTTATTCAGGCAGCTTCTTTTTCTCAGTACCGTGATGATTCTGCTTTCCAGGGACAGTTTGAAGTTCAGTCTGTTCGCTTTTTGGGGAACAGTCGGCAACCGACAGCTGATTCGTGGATAACAATCATTGAGGCTCATCCAGCCGGAGAGTTGAAAGCAAAATGAGTATTGAACAAAAGCTGAATTTCAGCAGAAATCTGAATACTTTTGCGGATAAAAAAGTTGAGACGGCATTACAGGTTTCAGGGAAGATTTTGCCCGTGAGTGTTGTAAGCCAGTCAGGAAAGATGGTTACAGTCTCATTCGACTTACATGAGACACCATTTCTTCTGCCACAATTAACGGTCCCGATTTTTGGGCCTCAATATATCCGATACCCTATGCAGAAAGGGGATAAAGGGATCGTAATTCCAGCAGATACCTATCTGGGAGGGGTTAGTGGGCTTGGTGGGGGAGTGGCAGATCTTACTCCACCAGCCAATTTAAGTGCGCTGTTCTTTTTACCGATCAGTAATACCGAGTGGCAGGACGTCGACGGACAGGTGGTGACGGCATACGGTCCGGAGGGGGTTACGCTGCGCGACAGCGGCAGCAACACCACGTTTCTCCTGAAGCCTGATAGCATCGCTATTTCCACACCTGACAGCTTTACTATCACCGTTGGCGGGACAGTTTTCTCACTGACTGGTAGCAAATGGAGCCTTTCAGGACAGGCTGGTCACCTGCAGGATTCAGTGGCCAGTACCAGCCCGGCAATCATGCACGCCGGGTGGCAGTCGCTTCTGACCTGGCTCAACAGCCATGAACATTCAAACGGCAACGATGGAAATGATACCGGGGGGCCGACTTCAACGTTTAACGGAAGTATCACAGAATGACGCCCTGATGACTAATACCATACCTTCCATGTAATCCACTAAAACCCATACAGCCGGAGATATCTATGTTAATGAGTAAAGCCGAGTATGCGCGTCATCGCGGTGTAAGCCGCCAGACGGTATATGACTGGGTGGCGAAAGGCGAGGTTGTGTTGTCGGGTACTAAAATCGATGTAGACGCGACGGAACGCCAGCAGCAACAGCACTCAGTCCCCAAAAACGAGGCACCCACTACAGACCCATGGCCGCATCGAACACGGGAGCTAACTTGGTCAGAATGCTGGAAAGAAATAAAATCTGGGGATGGTAAATTCCCTGCCCCAGATAACGATGATGGCCTATTAGAAGCTGTTTCTGCCGCGGCTGATGAGTTGGGATATGATGTAGAGTTTCTCGAAGAAGGCGGTATTTTCCTTGATACACAGGATGCGGAATTTTACTTCCAACGTTATGATCTTAAGGAGAATGCCGAACAACTACTGCTGACGTTAAGGCGCGAACTTTTCTATACCGCTACCGAATGCCCTGATGAGATAGCCGATTGGAGTCCCGAAGGTATAAAGGCATTGTCTCTTTGGCGGAAGTGATAGCTGTAAAGTGTCAACTAGCAACGAACAAAACCGGGAAACGAAACCCGACAGGTTGACACTTTTATCGAAAAACCGTCAGACACGAAACCGATAGCTTTACACTTTCCTCAGTGAATGTTGCTACAAGCACCGCCGTTACTGGGGTTGTTCGATTTTTACCTCATTGCGAAAGTGTCAACCTGATGCTTAGAAATGCCAGGTATTTGAGGAAAAGTGTCAACCTGACCTCCTAAGATTTCCTAATGATTTCGGAAATCCATTTCTCTGTTTTCTGGCCAGCAGACCGCGATACGCAAGATTCTTGTCAGGCTATATCCCTCTTTTTAGGCTATTTCCCCCCATGGAAGGCTGTGCTTCCAATACCGGTGAATGCTGTAAACTGCGAAGTGCGCCCCTACCCCATGAGATGTTAAGAATTGCTAAGGTTTCTGGCGGGGGAGGCGGATAATTGCGCTGACGGACTTACCCTATGAGGTATACAGATTTATTCATATTTACGGGGGGATTATGGATAAAGATCTGAGGCAGATGCTGCTGACGCTGCGTAAAGAGCGTGAAGATTTTTGCCAGTTGAGGCGCGAGCTTCGTGAGCAGGGTAATGACTGGCTGCCGTACCCTGAACACTTACGGGCTATTCCATGTGGCGCGACAACCCGTGCGGGCACTCCGTGCAAAATGACTACGATATACCACAATGGTCGCTGTAAGTTACACGGTGGGAAAAGCACCGGGGCAAAGACCAGGGCCGGCCGTAAACGTCAGCGCGATGGCTATAGGGCATGGCTGGAGAAACAGCGAGACAGCAAGGCGGGCAGGAAGCGAACGCGCGAATATACCCGCGATATGGCCAGAATTTGTGCATCAACCTTATCGGAGATTGTAGCCAGCGAAACGGACAGAGCGTTACAACCAGTCGATGGTATTAGCTTACGCCTTTCAGGTGGTACGCTGGTGGCAGTGCTGCCGCATGGCCATAGCATCGCGGTAACGCTGACGACCACTAGCCCACGATATGGTGGCGCCCGATGGTGGTATGTTTGTCCGGATTGCGGGGGACGGAAAGCCTCCCTGTATCTTCACAATGAATCACTGTGCTGTCGACGGTGCGCCGGTCTTCATTACGCCAGCCAGAGTGAAGATGAGATATCTCGCTTACGGCGCAGTGTGTTTAAGCAGAGGCATGATTTATGGGGGGATGATTACCCACCTGCGGACAGCCTGCTAAATAGCCCGCTCAAGTTTCCGAAGCCTGCCGGCATGAGATGGGATACCTTCGAGAAAAAGCGCTCTCGCCTGCTAAAGACTGAATCAGCTTACTGGCGGTTGAAAGAACCGAGGGACGCTAAAGGGTTTGCCCGGGTGATGCGCAAAGCTGAGGCGTCAATGCGTTCATTTGAACGGGCATCGAAAAAGGCTAACACCAGGCTATCAGTAGAGCATGTCAGGGCAAAAAGCTGAAAGAGGAAAATGTAAGCACATTGATAGTTAAAACCTATACAACCATTCTGTAGGGTATAACAACTTGAACATAAACTACATATAGTGTTTATAGCCATTTTTAGGATGGTTTTTCGATGCTTTTCCGTGACACGCCACATTGACATGCCGGTAACTTAAGGTACATTTAGCATCAACCGAGCCCGATCCCCTGTTTCTCCGTAGCCAATTTGGTTTGTGAGTCTCACGGTCGGGCCTTTTACTATCTGAATCCGTATAACTGAATGATTGCAGCCAAGCCGCATAAAGAATATCGCCAGCAGCTCGAACTTTTGTTGAGCCGCGGCATGGTTATCCATGATTCTCAACGCGCGATGAGAAAGTTATCTCAGGTTGGCTATTATCGCCTTTCTGGCTTCTGGTATACCTCACGAATTATATGTACCAGCGACGAAGGACTGTCATTCAGGAGTGACGATTTTCTTCCTGGCACATCATTTGAACAGGCTTACGATCTTTATCTATTTGATAAAAAACTTCGAATGCTGATGATGGATGCCCTTGAGCGAATTGAGATTCACATCCGGTCAGTCATCGCCCATGAGGTTGGTAGGTATGATCCTCTTGCTTACAGAAAGGAATCCTACATCAACCAACGCCTCTTAAATGATGGTCGGAATGGGAAACCCAGTACTTTTGAAAAATGGCGTAATAAACTGGATCTGAAAATTCAGGATAGTAGAGATGAGTGTATTATGTGGCATCTCAGCCAACAAAAAGAAATCCCTTTCTGGGTTGCTGTTGAGACTTGGGATTTTGGGCAGATGTCTAAATACTACGCCATGCTGAATGGTGGTATGCAGGCAAAAATTATTAAACGCCTTCAGCTGGATAATAAACAAACCCTGACGAAGTGGTTACAATGTCTCAATTTACTTCGTAATCGCTGTGCCCATCACTCCCGTATCTGGAATCGTAAGCACGCAGTTGTTCCAATTCCGAAATCTATTTTTTTCGATGAACTAAAGATTGACGCCAGAGCCTGTGAACGTCTATACAGTGCCATATGCATAATGTGGTACCTAGTCAAAATGATTGGCCCCGCGTCAACTTGGATCAGACAAGTTGCAGAGCTCTTCGATAAAAAACCTAATATGCCCGGCTGTTCATATGAATCGATGGGCGTTCCGAAATCAGGCTTCCCTAGAGCCAGATTCGGAGACGCGCTCGGATTCGTGCATGCAGACAACGACCCGCTTCATGAGGGCCAGGAAGGGGCGTAGTTCAGTTCTTACAACATATCTCGTGCACTTCTGTTTCCTTCATCCATGGAGCTATGAATATAGCGCTACTGATAACTTCTCAGCGTTGCGCCCCTGACGCTTCCAGGCGCTGTAAATGTCCTTATCCCACGCCTTGCCCGCTTTTGTCTGATAACCGGCCTCATTGAGCCGCTCAGCGATAATGCGGCCATTGTCGAACCCTTCCCGGATAGTATCAGCAACAATCCCGATAACAGCCGCTTCATTGTACAGAGTCGGCGGGATCCCCTGCTTACCGCCCGCCAGCGCAGCCGCCGCCACTTCCATTCGTTCCACCAGCTCAAGCACACGCAGCTGTGGGTTGCTCTCCGGCTGGTTCAGTTTGCTGCGCAGGGCATCGAGCAGCCACGCTGTTTTGTCACCGCCTGCCGCCGCTACAGCCTGATTAAATGCGTCCTGCAATTCTGCCGGAACGCGGAAAGCTACCAGATTTGATTTGCTCATGAGGGTCCACCATATCAGTGTTGTCTATCCATACAGTATACCACTGTATAACGCTGTTATACGGAGGTGGAGAGGCTGGTTATACCTCGCGCTGACTGCCTGCTACAAGCATTACCTACCTTTTCTAACAGGGCGTTGCATGCCGTTGCGAAAGATCAATGTTGACTAGTTTTTCAACGTATACCTTGGATGTTCATCTACTGCTCGGAGAGAGCCAAATGAACATCAAGTTAGTCACTATTTCCGTACTTGCTGCTGCTTTCGTCTTTGTGTCAGATATGGCCATCGCCAAATCGAACCAGTTAACTGATGACCAAGTTAAGCAAAGAATTATCGACGACTCTATAGCATCCTACCCAGGTACCTGCGCTTGCCCATTCAATACGGCACGGAACGGAAGCTCATGCGGCCGCCGCAGCGCCTGGAGCAAAGCGGGAGGATATTCGCCTGTCTGCTATAAGAAAGAGGTCACAAAGGATATGGTAAAAGAGTGGCGCAAGCAGAATCAGTAACGGTAATGGTCTGCTGAACGTGTAATTTTGCTGTTTGAAACACCGTGAATGTTGGTTCAACCCGCTAAATGTTGGTTCAAAATCCGGTGGTGTTGGTTCACTTTTTTGATAAATATCCAAATAAAACAAAGGCCTTTGTGTTTTGAGACAACTGAACCAACCGAACCAACACATATTGCATGTATATAGAGAAATTTTTACCAAACTTACAGAAGGAGATCAGCACACCATCGCGAGGCGGATATGGGCATTTATCAAAGAGGCAACATTTGGTACGCCGACTATAAAAATTCCGAAGGTAAGAGAGTCCGCAAATCTATGGGGACAACCAATAAAAAACTTGCTTCAGAGTTGTATGACAAAGTTAAGTACGAGTCATGGCGCTCATCAAAGCTTGGATACATACCACGTGTAACTTTTGAAAAGGCATGCATACGCTGGCTGAAAGAGAAATCCGGTAAAAAAACGTTATGTGATGACAAAAAAAGAATTAAGTTCTGGCAGGCATTCTTTGGGACAAGATACCTTGATGAAATAACAGTGGATATGATTTACCAAGCTGTTAACTCAATGATTAATCAGAAGTATGAACAGAACTGGAGAGCCAAGTATCTGGCTTGT